TCACAATAAACCTCTAAATTCTTATCAGTATGTCTTGTGTGCCAATCATTGATGCCAGTTTCAGGTTCATCATTCTTATGATACTCATCATAGTTAGCATGAACATCCTTTAAGTCTGCTTCACTGTATTCTAACATACCATGATTAACGTGCTCCTTATGATCCTTTGGATCTAAGTAGACTTCATGGTCTAAATCGTGTTTGATCGTCATAGTTGGAATGAATAATCTCCAATATATTTATTTCCAAGAAACTGCTTCCAATTCCTTAAGTGGCTTCATCCTAACAAACTGACCACTCATATTATAATAAAGTTTATGATTCTCTGTAGTTACATAATGTCCTGCAATATCCCCACCTTCACAATGCCAACCATAACCCTTTACACGTTCACCAATACCATCAATACGAAACTTCTTTTCTGGATTTATTAAGTAAGAGTGATATCGTTCGTCTAGGTTAATCATTGGTTTAAGAAGGGGTGTGAGGATATTATAACATTAGTTATATGAATTATCTATAAATTTTATATTGTCTTTCGGATTCCTCAACATTTTGTTATGTTACTCATCCCTATGAAAAAATGGTCCGAAAGTACCACTATCTCCCTCTCTACGATTTTCCAGTTTTCCAACTACATCAGCAGCATCAATAATGCTTTCCACCAACAATAATACATCACCAATATGTTTACTAACATAAGGTTTCTCATTACGTGCTGAAAATGCTAATGCATTCCGCAAATCATCTTGTGCATCTCTTAAAGATATTTCAACTTGTTCAGATAATGCCATTAAGAATCTCCATCAGGTTTACCATCTAAATCAACATCCTTTTCAATTATTGGAGTATATTCATAACCATACTTATTAAGTTTCTCATCAAACTCAGCTGATGGTGTTTCACCTTTCCAAAAATCATTCCACTCATTTTCATTCTTAGCATTTGTCACTTTATAACTTGTATTAAAATCTACCACGTTATCAGCAGTATCATTAACTACAACATTATCCTCTAAAAGAGATAACAATTTTGCTGAATGATTAAGACATGCTCTATGATAATTTGCACTTCTTTGTATTGTATTTACAATAGTATCATAAATTTCTTGTGGAGTAGCCTCTGAACTTAAAGCATCCTCTATCCACTCTTCAAGCATTCCCAATGAATAACTTTTATGATCAGATTCACTAGTCATCAGTTATGTTGTCCTCCTTGATTACTTGTCCAATAATAACCTGAATTTCCTTAGATGTCAACCCATTTAAAAATTTCCAATTAGGATCATTCTTATCCCAATCTATAGTAAAAGATCCATCATCATTCTGATTAATCTTTAATGAATCTCGTTGCATACTTTCTGTCATGATACACCATCCATCCACCATCTAAAGCTATCGATATCCCATTGTCCATAATCATCATCTTCAGTAAAATGTGGATTATTTAAATTATCTATAAAATAATTAAATTTCTCATTTGGATTAAATGGAAGAGACTTTGCATACTCCCAAAAAGGAGTATCATACTTCGATCCAAATTGATAATGCCAAAGTATAAAAATTTCCATTTCTTTCACTGTTCTCCTCATAACCTTATTAGGTTTTGATCTATCTCTATTATTTAAAATAGTACTTATAGCAAGATGAACTAACTTTTGATAGGTATTAAAAGATGTTGCTTCTAAAGGTTCTACAAATGAATACCTATTTCCTTGCAATACAGTTCGCTCACCTATAAACATATTCTTTGCTATATAATTTTCAAATACTAAATCATCATCAACTTTATGTAAATTAAATCTTTCTAAAAAATCTTCTGTTGCATCTTCTTTTGATGTTATTGTATTATTATACAAATATCCATAAGACACACTATCGTTATTAGGTATAACAAATGTCCATCCATTGGGTGTAGCAACTGATCTTGTCCAAATTAAATCACTATCTTTTCCATCTTTCTTAGATAAAAGAACTGAATTTACAGGATTAATAAGTGAGTCATAATTACTTTTATCCTTATTATGCCTACCCCTACAATCAAATATCACATCAGCATCAATTTCTTTCTCAGGATCATGTATAGTTTTTTCTATAACATTAAACAATCCAGATTCTAGTACCATCTTTGATAATTTATCAGGAACAAAATGAACTGCTGATTCACTCATCTCAAAAGGATGAAATATATTATCTTGCTTTTTACCCCAATTTTCATATAAAATACCAGTCTTAATAGTTGCATCAAGAAAATTATTATACCAATTAACACCTAATACTTCAGTAAATAATTTAGGATATCCAGGAATAGTCCCTTGACCAAACTTTTCTATTGGATGATCTTGTGGACTATGAATTATATCTATTTCACAATTATGCCAATATTCATTATAAGATTCTAATGCCGTCAAACATCCTGCATTTCCAGATCCAATTACTGTAATTTTTTTCATTCCAGATGGTCGGAAGTTTCCGAACCTATCTCTTCTATTCAAAATCATATAATAGATACCTATCCCTATTCTGGTTTATTATCTAGAAATCTAAGTTCTGCTTCTCGTTCTTCCTTTTTAATACGTTTTTTCACCATTTTAGCATACTTCAATTCTGATTCAGTATATAATTCGGGATGCTTTTTTGCTCTTTTAATAATTAATTTTGCTGCCTTCTTATCCTTCATTAAAGTGGTCTTCGATACTCCATTGCTAAAGTATCTATGTCACTTTCTTTCTTCCCCTTAAAGGTGCAGAATTCTTATTGCCAACATGCAACCGACGATCAACATAACCAATATCCTCAACTACTTTTGATGACTTTTGCAATTGTTCTATTGCTGCTAACAATTCAGGAGTTTCTTCCCACTCCCAAATCTGATCTCTCTTATCACCCTTTTTCTTAATAGTATGTGTTCTAAGCGACATCAACATCACCTGTAATCTTTTGTGTTACTCCATACTCTATCACAATCTTCTTACTTTGTCTACCACTTTGATCCAATGTAGTATAAAAATGTAGCTGACCATTCAAATCTTCTGCCATACTATGAAGCATTTCTTTGTAATCATCTGATAATTTAGTCATTTTGTTTAAGATTTAATCCTAAAAGATAAACGGGGATGACAGCGACTATGCCACCCAATAAAATAAATCCCAAATCAGTAATAATACTATTCATCTTCAGACCCAGTCATTGTTAAATCTGGCATATACTTAGACATATCACCTAAAGCATCTTGTAGCATTATACTATAAGTTTCTCTTGTTTTCATCTCCAACTTAACTAAAAATTTACACATCTCTTTAAGAACTTCTACATCATTACATTCATCAATCTCTCTTGACATTCTCTCATACTCAAACTGTTGAGAAGTATTTCTTAGTTCTATTTCTTCCAGATTCATTTCTTCTTCCATTAATATCCACCATTAGGTTTTTGATTAATATATCCATTAGGTTCATATGGAAACTTACCACTCTTACACCTTTCTCGATCCTCCTCTTCCGAATATACATCACAATCATTTTTTTCATTCATTGCATTCATAACTTCAGTAGTAAGTTGATCTAACTCATCTTTCTTTTCTTCCTTATCCATAGTTTTTTTTCTAACTATGTGATATGTAGACATTATAAAACCCTCAACAAAAAATGTCAAGGGTATATAATATAAAACTCCCATCTGTTAGTAGGTGATGAGAGTTTCTTTTTACTATTAAATTTTAATTCTAAAATTAATTAAGGCGGATGTGAATGTAGTAACATATGCATTAGAATAGGTTCTTTGTACAAATTAACTCTAAACTAAAACCTCCTTACAGATTCGTTTACAAACTGATTGACTTTCGTCACACTCGATTAAACACTCGTAATACTCGTCGATTAAATCATTGTGTGGATCGAACGTCTCTTCAGGATGTTTTGACCCTGCTAATTGATTAAAAGATACTAAATTGTGCATAATCGGGTTCCTGATACAACAATAACATGATATAGTCTAACACCATTACAAAGAATTTCAGGTCATCTTGTTTCCTCTAATTCTCCCTATTATTTATCACAGTTT